TAACTATCATAAATGGATATGTTACTACTAGTTTTATTAGAGCTAATAGGTCTGTGTATCAAAGCCACTATACTAATCTATATTCAGAGATTAATAGACTCAATTGTGAGTTAGCTGAATTTTATGATTATGGGATTAAAGTGGATGTAACAATGTATCAACCAGTCTATCCTCAAACAGATAGAACACCTAACATTACAGCTGATGGTACAAAAATTAGAATAGATAAGGCTTCAAATTACAAGTATGTAGCACTATCTCGTAATCTTTTAAAGAGATGGGGTGGCCCATTTGATTATGGAGATTTTATTCTTCTCAAAGGAACTACAGAAAAACATAAAGATGGTGTGTATCAGGTTAAAGATACTATGAATGCAAAATGGGTTAATGTAGTAGATATTTTAGAATCAACACATGTCAAACAATACAAGTATGAAGATTGTGACATATTTAAATTACCCTGGTTAAAGGAGGAAGTATGAAATTAGGCGCCGAACAATTAGAAAAGAATTGGGATGAGTTACAAGATCTCATAACCAATACATTCGAAGGCGATAGGTTAATCAATATAAGGACTCTTCATGAGCACTTTGAAGAGAGGATGACTTTAGCACCTGCATCTGGAAGAGCTTGGTTTCACAATGCATTTCCAGGTGGCTATGTTTCTCACGTATTGAATGTGATACAATGGGCGAAATCTTATTATGAATTATTTAAATCACAGGATATGTTTGTCGACGATATTTCCGAAGAATCAGTAGTATTTGCTGCAATGTTTCATGATCTCGGTAAAGTTGGTAATATGGATGATGATTATTATCTAACAAATACTGATGAGTGGCGCGCAAAGAAATTACAGGAATACTATAATCACAATCCTGCAATTCACTATATGACAGTAACTGATAGAGCAATATGGCTTCTCAATCAGTTTGAGATTAAGATGACAGAATCAGAATATCTTGGTTTAAGGCTCGCAGATGGTTTGTATAATGAACAAAATAAATCTTATTTTATGGAGGGTGCTGAATGGAAAGTAATGAAGACAAATCTTCCTCTTATAATATCATTTGCAGATAATTCTGCTGCACGACAAGAAAAGGAAAGATTCATGTTATCAGGTGACTCACGAATTGATTTCCCCAAGTATATGAAGGGAGAAACTAAAGAGGAAGAGTTAGTTAAGAATATGGATGTCGATAAATTAAAAGAATTATTTAAATGATAGTAGAATTAGCAATAGGATTAGGCTTCGTAATATTAATAGTTGGTATGTATGCTAATTGGAATCTATATAAAAAGGTTGAATTTTTAGAAAATGTTTTAGATAGCAATTATGCTGTAATTCAAAATATTGTAGAAGAAATGGATATAATAGATTCAACAGGACATTTTGAAGCAGATGATGAAGTAGGATCAACTTTCACAGCGTTGAAAGAAGAAATTAAAAAACTAGATAATTTAGTAGAGGAAAAAAATAATGCCGCGTAAAAAATCACAAACAAGAATGTATTTCACATCAGAGACTGAGGAAGCGATCATTAAGTATAATGATTCTGAATCTGCGAGGGATAGAAATGTAATTTATAATGAATCTCTAAGAAAGCCATTTGAAAAATTGGTTGAGAATATAATCCACACATTTAAATTCTATCATTTTGATGTTCCACTTGAAAATGTTAAACATGAAGTAATTTCATTTATGATAACAAGATTAGGAAAGTATCAGCAAGGTAAGGGAAAAGCATTTAGCTATTTTAGTGTTGTTGTTAAAAATTATTTAATTTGTCATAATAATGCAAATTATAAAAAGATGAAGACACATAATGATGTTTTAGATCTTAAACATAAAGATGTAAAGAAAGTGACGTATGATAATACTGAGATTGCTGGTGAAGAAAATCGTGCTTTCTTTGCTGCAGTCGTAAACTACTGGGAGTGCAATATAGATAAAGTTTTTAAGAAGCAGAGAGACATTATTATAGCACACTCAATCGTAGAGTTAATGTCACGTGTTGATGCCATAGAAATTTTTAATAAAAAGGCATTATACATCCTATTAAGGGAAATCTCAGGTGCGCAAACGCAACACATCACAAAAGTTTTAAATATAATGAGATCCCATTACAAAACACTGCATCAACAGTGGCAGATGAATGGGTGTATAAATTCCTCAGGATCTCTGCGCACGTTTTAGAAATTTCGTATATTTATAATCAAAGGGCTGTTTTATGTCTAGCGATTATGAAATTTTTAAAGGAAAAACACTCTCTGATCTTTTTAAAAAGATAGATAATAATTCAGAGAGAAATAAGATCCAAATCGAGTCTCTTGTTCAAGAGCTAATGATTTATATAAAGGATCCAAATAGTGCAATGCAATTATTTCCCATGATAAGTGAATTCATGGAAGCAAATATTAGAAATGATGAATTGTTAGTTAAATTAGCAGCCGTTGTACAAAGAGTTATTCAGACTGAAGGGAAAATAAGTACTGATGAACTGGGTCTGTCTGATACAGAAAAAGAAGAGTTAGTAAGTAGAATAAGTAAAGCGACTGAATATTTGCAAAATGAAGTTGATGATATAACCCTTAAAATCCAAGAGTAAACAATGTCAAAAGTAGAGCGTGTAGGAGATGTATGGAGAGACTACACTGAAAAAGATTCTTTTGTTCAGGTTGGCACAGCATTTGTTTCAGAACAAGGTGCAAAAGAAATCGCAGTAGGTGTTGCAGAAGCTCTCCACTCAATTTCAATACAAGTATTACCGTGTATCGTTGAAAGAGTACTTTATGATGATGAAGATCTTAAAGAACATTCAATGGAAGGTAATTACAAGTATATTGGAGCGTGTTCTGTTAAAGCACCTATTGGATTTGAGTTACCAAGTGATTGGGTTCTTCCATCTAATCCTCATAATAAAGATTTGCCTATTGTTGGTGAAGCTGTAGCAGTAATTAATTTGGGTGAACAATCATACTATACGAATCAAGTTAATTTTGATGGCAACGTAAATAATAATGCAAAATTTGGGGCAGTTGATCCGGGCGGAGAAAAATTAGAGGTTGATGTAAGTGATAGCAATCTTGAAAACATTCAACAAGGATTTATACCAACAGCATTTCCAAGACCGGTAAGAACTCAGGCAGGTGATTATACAATTGAAGGAAGATATGATCAATCTATAAGGATAGGAAGAAATTTTTCTAGAAGTGAAAAGGAAAAAAAAGATTCAGTTCTTAAATTTAGAATTGCTAAGGCTGAAGATGATCCTAAAAATTATATGCGGCCAAAAGAAGAAGATATTCAAGATGATCATGCTTCTATATACATGATAAAAAATGAAAAGATAAATTTAGTACCAGCTAGAACAATACCAAATGTTAGTAAGCGAACGGGTGAAACTATCACACCCTCATCAATTGGAGGAGATGGAAAACCACAGATCATGATTGATTCAGATAGACTTATATTTAATACAAAGGCAGGTGTTCGAAATGATATTTCTATATTTGGAGGTGCTGACATCAATATAGTATCTAATGGTGATACAAATTTAGCAGGTAAACGAATAAATTTGGGTGATATAGATAGGATTGGCACTGATTTAGAACGTGCTGTATTGGGTGAGAGTCTTGTTGAACTATTATATTATATGGCTATAGAGTTGAGTAAGGTTGGCGCTAATTTTGCAGGTGCAGTTGGTATAGGAAACATAGGCGCACCAACACCCCTTCCACAAGTACAAGGAGAGGGTGCTAGATTGGCAGCTGTATTTGGCCCTGGAGGAAGATTCAGTCTTCAGGCGATGAAGACAGCTTTTTTAAGTAACAACGTTTATATCGCGAGAAATGTGACTGGAAGTGAGAGCGTGTAATAATGTCTGAATTATATTGTAAAAATATTACATCAATTAAGCGAACACTCCCAGAGGGCGCAAAACTTATGTTGGGGGATCATCTTGTTGAGGGATGCGCATTAAAAGTTTCATCTACCACAGATCCAAGACCAGTATCTGAGGAAGAATTATTAAAGAATAGAGCAGCAGCTGAGGTATTTGGATTAGATCCTGATGATACATCAACATCAATATTATTTCCAGTAGGATCGAAAGTCCATGCCGAAACATTTATAATTGAGCCAGGATTTGAAGTATGTGGTGGTTCAGCAGAAGTAATACATGCAGGTTATGGCGGCGAAGTTAGATTTTTTGCACCTGGCTCAGAATTATTATCAGGTGACTTTATTGTTAATGGATGGGTCTATGGCCCTAATGGTGAGAGATTAGAGGCACCGTATCAGGTATCATCTGATGGGTATACAGCTGGCGATGATGGTGCTGTTATTTCACCGTCTGGTGATGAAGCAGAACCGTATTGTAGTCTTCAAGAGTTGGCAGGCTTAGCTAGGCAGGGAGCAAAACCAGTAGATGATCTAATACCAGATTTTGATTTTGATTTTGAAATCCCTGGTTTGGATATGACATGGTGGGTCCCAATTCAGAAAAAGATAAATGAGATAACAGCTATACAGGGAAAATTATTAGCTAAGGTCCAGAATTTAACAAAACTAGTTGATATTGATCCTGACAACGACGTGTGCAAGTATGTTCCTGACGCTCAGAAGCTGATGAATATAATAAGGGAAATACAAAGGGTTCTTATTGCAATTCAAAAAATTGCACAGGCAGTAAGGACAATTGTAAACACGATTAAAAGGGTGATCAAAATTTTAGAAAGAATTCCGAAGATTGGTACGGCAATAAAACTATCTCAAGTTTATCTGTTTATAAAACAAATTATTAGTGGATTTGAAATAATATTCAAGATCATGATACAGAATCTTACAGATACAAATAAATTAATACCACAGCTACTTGCTGCATTAGCTTCTATAATTGCTCAGTGTGCTATGTCAAGAGGTCTAGACTCAGGGCTTAGTAAAGAAGAATGTGAGAAGCTTGGCGGCGTTTGGGTTGATAGAAGGTTAGGAGATATGGGAGATGCTGGTGGTGGCGACGGTAATGACGTATTTAGAAAATTTATTAATGAGCTATCAGAAGACACTGCTATGTATTTACGGCCAGGATTGGGATTAAATGTAGGTGATGAGATTACTTCCGGATGTGTTGTTGGGCCGGATGGAACAGTTTATAATGCGCCATTTACAATACCAGCTGAGGGATACACTGTTTGTGATGATGGCGCATCCGGTGAATCTGAAGCTGCAGTATTAAATCAACAAGAATTAGAGGCAATCATAAATTCGCAATTGGTCGATCTTACAGATTGTCTAACGAAACTAGAGGATTATGAGAAGACCAGTACATATAGGTAAAATAAAGGATATAATAATGAAACAAAATACAATAACAGCCCTTAGGAAGGTCATAAAAGAAATGGTTACTAAAGAGGTTGCAAAACAAATTAAATCTGTTGTTGATGAAATAAAAAAGCCTACGGTTGCAGAAACTGATTCAGTAGATTATTATACTGGACCAGAACCAGCTAAACAACAGCTTGCTAAGGATCCAACTTTAAATAAAATTTTAAACGAAACTAAGGGTGGGATATCACAAGGAGATACCGGAATGGAACCGTACCCAACGATGGGCGGTGGAGTTACGGATACTCAAGAAAAATTTTTTCAACAAACCGGTACAGCGCCGGCAGGAATCTCAGGTAATCAACCTGATTTTATGAAGAAGGCTCTGAGTGGACATTATAAAGAGGTAATTGATAAAGTAGAGGAAACACGTGGCACTAGAACTAAATAGACTCATTCGTAATCTAGCACAGCTTAAGAATGAACATACTAATCAAAATAAGTTTCTGAAGACGAAACCAAAGATAAAGGCGTACAAAGAAAATTTTAAGGAGTCGGAAAAAGAAGCAACTGCATATCATGATTATGTGAAAAGGGCAGAAATTGAAATGGGAGCTGGAGGAGCTGTACCACCGCTTGAAGGAGACTCTTTTAAATTTCTTCCAGATAGAATTATCGGTATGATGTCAATTACCAATACTGCAGCTAGAAATACTGATAAAGAAAAGTTGTGTACTGAATTAGAGATTGGATTACTGACAACAACTAACGGTATGAGATATTTAACTACAAGAGCGCGTGCTACACAATTAGGCGGCTCATTTAAAAAGATGAGTACATCAATTGCGCGTAACTTGTCGACAATGAAAGGTGAGCTTAAATAATGGCTTTAAATAATCCAAGATCAACATCAACTCGTGCTAGAGATAGAGATCCTGATTCATTTTTTGGAATCACACTCCCTATTAAACATGGGAAGAATGGGTTCTTTAAACAGTCTACGACTATGCTAGAACAGACAAAAAGTAATCTTAAAAATTTACTTTTAACTGTGAAGGGAGAAAGACCTAATCAACCTGAGCTTGGATGTGATTTATTTAATGTCCTATTTGAGCAGATGGATGATGATTTATCAGGAAAGATAGATGAATCGATTAGAGATGCTGTTGCGGTATGGCTACCTCATGTATTATTAAAGGGCGTTCAAGTTGATTTAACACCAAATGAGCATTTAGTCCATGTAAGTGTTATATTTTCAATCACAACAGATCCTGGTGCTACTGATTCTATAACACTAAATTTACGTGCGCAGGGAGATTAGAATGCCAATTGCTAATAAAACTAGACCAAAAGATGTAAGTTTTCTAAATAAAAATTTTGCAGGATTTCGATCAGATCTCGTAGAGTTTGCTAAAACTTATTTTCCAAATTCATATGCTGATTTTAATGAGACGTCCCCTGGGATGATGTTCATAGAAATGGCATCATACGTTGGTGATGTTTTATCATTTTATATAGATGAACAATTTAGAGAATCACTATTAGCTTACGCAGAAGAAAGAAAAACAGTATTTGATATTGCACAGTCATATGGATACAAACCAAAAATATCAACGCCTTCTGCTGTTACACTGGAAATGTTTCAAACTGTTCCAGCATCCGGAACAGGTGATACAGTAACACCAAATTATCTTTACGGTCACAGAATAAAACAGGGAAGTGTTGTAGCATCAGATGCTTTTAGCATAACATTTCGAACAGTTGAAGAGGTAAATTTTAGTACATCAGGCTCGTTAGATCCTGTTGATGTTGAACCGTATGAAAGAGACACAGATACAGGTGACATAACAAAATATCTCTTAAAGAAATCAGTTAGGGCCGTAAGCGGTGAAACTACAGTAGAAACTTTTGCATTTACAACGGCAAAAGCATATGATTATATTACACTTGGTCAGAAAAATATTTTAGAAATAATATCTGTTATTGATAGTGATAATAATAAGTGGTATGAGGTTGAATCATTAGCACAAGATCTAATATTCGATGAGGTAGCAAATGATGAAGAGTTTGATCCTAATTTGGCTGCATATAATGATACTACACCATATATTTTAAAATTAATTAGAACAAAGAAAAGATTTAAGACAAGAGTTTCTCCTGACGGTAAATTACAATTGATGTTTGGTTCTGGGGTATCTTCTGGTCAAGATGAAGAAATAATTCCTAATCCATCAACAGTTGGAACATCATTTAATAATTCAAATTATTTAAATGCTAACTCCGCACTGGACCCTGCAAATTTTCTTGATACTGCAGTTTATGGCGAAGCGCCTTCTAGCACAAATCTTACAATTACATACTCATTTGGGGGTGGTGTAGAAGATAACGTGCCAGTGAATAGTATAACAACAAAAAGAGATATAAAGTCAGAAATAAATTCAACAGGATTAGATAGTACGTTAGTTTTAGAAAGTAGAGATTCAATAGCAGTTAATAATACTGCACCTGCGACTGGCGGTAGAGGACAAGAAACAATAAATGAAATTAAAGAAAATGTAAAACAGTATTTTCAAGCACAACAACGTGCTGTCTCCAAAGAGGACTATATAACAAGAGTTTACAGTTTACCATCAAAATATGGAAACATAGCAAAAATTTATATAACACAAGATGATCAGTTAAACTCTGGCGAGGGTGTTTTAGAAGATCAAGTAATATCTGTACAAAAATTGATGGAAAACTATGTTATCCCGGGTGAACCTTTGAAGGTGTCTGAATTGAAAGTTAGGGTTCCTAATCCAATGGCACTTAATTTTTACGTTTTAGGATATAATAATAATAAAAAATTGACAACCGTAAATGCTGCAACAAAGAGAAATATTAAGACATATCTGGGACCATACAGAGTATTGACAGACGCAATTAATCTTAAAGATGGGTATGTTATTAATATAGGTATAAGATTTGCTATCTACGCAAAGAAGGGATATAATAAAAATGAACTGGTTTTTAAGGCAATACAAAAGGTAAAAGATTATTTTGACATAGATAAGTGGCAACTTAATCAGCCAATCATATTGTCAGATATTGCATATGAAATTTCTCTGGTTGAAGGTGTCAACAGTGTTGTGCCTCCACAGACGATGAATCCATACAGTCATTTAGTTGTGATTGATAATAAGCACGCTGAAGTTGATGGGTACAGCGGAAATATTTATGATGTTAATGCAGCAATAAAAAATAATGTA